GTGACGCGTAGGGTCCTCGCCGTCGGCGACTCGATCACCGCGGCGTGCAGTCAGGACTTGGCGCTGGACGGTGTGCCGCCGCGCCCCTGGGCTGCCTGGGTCGCTGACGCCCTCGAGGCGGACCTCACGGTTCGTGCGCAGTCAGGCGCGCCAGCGAGCGTCGTGGCCGGGCTGCTCGATGACCTGCCCGACGAGCGGTGGGACGTCGCCCTGGTGTTCGTCGGTACGAACGACGCGATCTCGTGGCGGCACTACCGTCACAACACGATCGGCAGCCTCGACGCAATCCTTCACGCGGTCGCGTCGCGATCCGACCGAGTGCTGGTGATGCAGTTGTCGGCCGACGCGGGGCGTCACGGCTGGGCGCTGTGGCCCTACGGCCCGGGGCTGCGCCGCCGAGTGCGTCGCGTCCGCCAGGAGACCGCTCGCCTGGCCGCCGAGCACGGCGCGCTGCTGGTTGAGCAGCCGCGACTTGCGGGATCGCAGGTGTGGGTCGACCGCATCCACCCGACGTCCACAGGCCATCTCGCCATGGCGGACGCGGCGCTGGCCGCGTTGGGCGAGCCCTCGGCGAGCAGCCTCGCGAGCATGAGCGTGCCACGGCGCGGCGGCTGGTACCGCTTCCGAGCCCAGGGCCACGTGAAGTTCGCGCTCAAGACGCCCGTCACAGGCGTCGGCGGGTGGCTCCTCGCTCGTTGACCCCGAAGCACGACGCCGGTCAGGCCATCTTGTGGATCATCACGCCGGCCAGCTGCAGATCCTGCGGGAGCGTGTCAGCGGCGTCGGCTGCCTTGCGGACCACCTTGATCGCGATCGGCCGGCTGCCGAGTCCGGTACGCGATGCGGCCTTGATGACGGTCGGGGCACGCGAGGTGGTCGAGTGCGACGTCGTGACGGTGGCAAGGTCGGTCCAGGCCGAGGCCAGGGCGCCGCCGCCCCATCCGCCGCGCCCGCTGCCGAGGTAGGCGAACTGGAACGTGATCCGGCTGTCGCGGGCGCCCGTCGCGGGCGTCGTAGCGGTATAGGTCCAGATGTCGATGTCGACTAGTGACCAGTTGGGCCAGTCCGCGACGCAGACGATGGACTCCTCGGTGCTCTGGTCGAGGTTCCAAGCGCCGAGACCGAGGAACATCGCCGCGTAGTTGGGAGTTCCGTCGGCGCCGTCGAAGTCCTTCGCCGGAATCCAGACCCGGTCGACACCAACGGGCGCGGCGCCACCGGACGCCCGAACCTTCCGGGGCCGCAGAGCCTCCCAGATGAGGTCCCGGAAGCGCTGGTTGCCGGCGTCGTTGGGGTGCAGGCCGTCGACCTGGAGGAGGTCGGCGGCGTAGTTGCCGTAGTCGATGAAGTCGGCGTTGACGTCGACGACCGTGTGCCCCTCGGCGGCGGCGTAGTCGTAGTTCGCTCGCTGCTTCTCCTGGTCGCCCGTGTACGCGGCGCCGTTGGCTACGGCCTGTGGGTTCTGGGCGATGATGACGTGCGCTGCGGCGGGGAGCGACGCTCGATAGTCGGTGATTGCCTGCGCGACGAGCGCCCGATAGTTGCCGTAGTCCTGGGGGCTGTTGTGGCCGTAGTTCCAGATGATGACGTCGGGCGTGAGGTTGCCCGCGAGGATCTGCGCCAGGAAATTGAAGGCGTAGCCGATGACCTGCCCAGAGATGGACTGGTTGTAGACGTGGATCGTCCGGGAGCCAGTCCCGGTCTGCACCGTGACGGGCGCGGCCCAGGTCTTCGAAGCGTCGACCCAGACGTAGTAGAGGATCGTGTGGGTCGGGTACTGCGCGGCGAACTTGTCGCATAGCAGCCGGATCGGGCGGGTGTCGCCGCTGGTGGTCGAGTCGCCGTTGCAGAGGATGACGCCGTCCTGCACGCCCATCTTGATCTTGCGCTGGAACGCGGCGAGGCGAGGGTCGATGCGGTCGAACTTCGAGTCGGCCTGGCCGCGGCTGTAGCCGGGTGCGTCGAGGATTCCCATGTCAGGCCACCGTCAGTTCGGGGAGGTTCGTCACTGCGCCGTTGGGCTCGCGGGTGACTGCGGGCTGGGTGATGGTGCGGGTGACCGGGCTGCCGTAGGTCACCGTGTAGGCGTCCACGGCGCCCGGGAACGCCGTGGAGACTGTCGTGGCCGTGTAGGTCCCGGGACTGCCGTCGGGCCACTTCACGGGCGCGCTGGTGGCCGCCCCGTTGCCGTCGCGAGTGATGGCTCCGACGATGAGCTGGTCGAGGTTGCGCGCCCAAACCTTGAGCTGCGCAATCTGGGCAGACAGCGCAGAGTTGGTCGCGGAGCCCGGGGTGGCGATGTAGCCAGCGACGCCGGAGTCAGAGCCACCCGGTCCGACGGGGAGCTCGATCTCGTCCGTGGTCTGGCCGTTGGTCAGCTCGAGTGCGAACGACGTCGGCTCGTCCTGCACGACGGACGCGACACCCACGCCAGGAGGTCCGACGACGATCGGCGTGCCACCAGCAGTCGGCACTGGCAGCGCGAGGGTCAGGTCGACCGCGCCCGACACGGGGTCCACCGCGTCTGCGGCGATGCGGATGTTCTGCGTCTCGTACTCGACCTTCGTCCCGCCAGCCTTGACGTTGCGGAACTCGATCCGGTGCGTCGCCTTCCCGTCGCCGATGCGCGGGTTCACCTTGTCCGACGTCAGATCGACCAGCCACACGTAGGGCTGACCGGACCACGACACGTACCCGTCGCTGTTGATGCCCGCCTCGATGACGCCATGACCGGCAGTCCACGGAACCGGGGTCGCGCCGGCAACCTTCGTGTACGAGTTGAGCGGGATGATGCGGACGGTGCCCTCGTCAGCCCAGACGGTGTCGGGCTGCTCGTCGGGGTCGGGTCCGTCGCCGACCGTCAGGCCGAGGCGGCCAGTGAGCTTCACGTACTCGAGGTCAGGCATGGGTGGACTCCTTGGCAAGACGGGCGCGCTCAGCGACGCCGGTGGGGATGAGGTCGAGGCGGTCGCACAGGCGGTCGCAGAGGGTGTGGCAGGCGGACTCGATGAGCCCGGCCCAGTCGCCGAGGGTGTCGAGGGCGCCGATCGCGAGGCCGTAGGTCTCGCGGCGCAGTCCTCGGGTCATGACAGAGCCGCCGACGCGACTGACCAGCAGCCGAGCAGAGCCGCGACGATGACAAGCCAGCCGAGCAGGATCAGCGCGGCCGGCGTAGGGACGGGCATGTCACTGACCGGGTTCGTCGGTGACCTCGGGCCGGTTCGGCGTCAGGTAGACGCCGATCGCGCCGGCGATGGCAGCGATGACCACGAGCGTGTCGTAGCCGCGCGAGTCGGGGCCAAGGACGGCGAGCAGGGACGTGACGACCGCAGCGATCAAGCCGACGTAGAACTTGGCGGCGGCGGCGATGTGTGCAGGCATGGTGGCTCCTTCGTCAGGGCTGGATGTACGCGGATTGCGGATTGTGGTCGGCGGCCTTCGGTGTGGACGCCTGGGAGGCAGCGAGCACCGTCCGCGCGTCGGTGAGGATCAGGTCGATCCGAGCGCCCTTGCGCGCGTCCTTCCACGCGTTGTGCGAGGCCCACGACTCGCCGGCGGTCTTCTGCGCGAGGTCGAACGCGTCACGCAGGCTGGTCGCCGCGTGGACTCGATCGCGCACCCAGGAGTTGCTGTTCGTGTCACCGCCCGCGACCGTGCGACCGGTGCCGACGTCGTAGGAAGCGGCGAGTTTCTTCAGGTGCTCCGCCACAGCGAGCGCCTGAGCGACACGGTGATGGTCGGCAGCCGCGTCGTTCTCGAGGTGGAAGGACGAGAACAGCCACCGGTCACCGGTCTGACGATGGCGCAGGACCGCCCACACCATCGGCTTCTGGTCGCCCTTGTACAGCGTCGACGCCGGAAGGTTGTACAGCCCCGCAGTGACCCGTTCCCAGACGGCGGGGTCGTAGTAGATCGCCCGCCACTTGCCTGAGCCCTTGGAGTCGACGGCTCGCGCGTTCACCAGGTCGAGAGCCTTGCGCAGGGCGGCGTCGTACCACTTGACGTGCTTGGGACTGCCGGCTTCCTGAAGCAGCAGGACGCTCGGCTGCTGGCGTGCGATCTCAGCGACCTGCCGACCGCGACGGATCGCCCACGAGATCGGCGCTGTCAGTGTCGGGCTCTTGAGGTTCCAGGACATGACCCGGAACGGCGCGACGGTGGGCTTCGGCTTCGTCAGGACCAGTTTCTGACCAACCTCGATGCGCGCCGGGTCCTTGAGCTTGTTCCAGGCGGTCAGCTCGGCGACGGACTTGCCGGCGCGTCGTGCGATCGAGGCCAGGGTGTCGCCCTTGACGACCGTGTACGTGGTGCCGGTGATCGGCTTCTCGGTCGGCTTCGACGGGGCCGGAGTGGTCGGGGTCGGCTTCGTGGCCTCGTCGTAGACCCGCTGCGCCTCCGCGACGTACTTGGCCCAGATCGAGTCCATGTACGGGCCAGGGCATGCGGTCGACGTGAACGAGGAATGCTTGCGCAGCGTCTTGCCCGAGACGGGGCGGCCGAGCTTGTGGGTGACGTGCAGCAGCCCGGCCAGTCGCGCGCCGTTCTTCCAGGTCTTCTCGCTGATCGTCCACTTCGGGGCGGCCGTGGCGTTGGCGTGCTCGATGGAGATGCCGGCGTGGTTGCCGTTGCTGTTGCCGGTCGCCCAGGCGGCGTCGCGGTCCCAGACGAACTGGCACACGTAGTCGCCGTCCACGCCGTAGTGCGCGGACGCCTCACGCTCCTGCCAGACCGCGTACATGGTCGCGTTGGCTCGCCCGTCACCCTTGCCGACGATCGTGGAGTGGTGGACGACGACGAACCCGATCTTGGACCGACGCCCGCGGGTGAAGTGCTTCGTCAGCAGGCGCTCGTCGAACTCCTGCTTGGCCCAGTCGTACTGATCGGGCGTGCGTCGGGTCACGGGTGCCTCCTGGGCATGGCGACGCCCCCGCCGGGCTGGGGGCGGCGGGGACGTCAGATCGAGGGGTCTACTCGGCCGGGACGGGCTCGAGGGTTCCGCAGGTGACGGTCTCGGACGAGCCGTCGGAGTAGGTGAAGGTGAACGTCATCGGCGTAAGGCCGCCCGTGCAGACGACCGAGGCGATTCCGCGGCCGGGGGCGCCGTCGCTTCCGTCGCGGCCGTTCGTGCCGTCCTTGCCGTCCGCTGGTGGCGGCGGAGTGCAGTCGTTCCGGGTGGCGCAGTACGCGGCCACGGCGGCCTCGATCTGCTCGTCGGTCGGGCCGGGACCGCGCTCGCCGGTCCTGCCTGTGTCGCCGTCGTCGCCGTCCTCGCCGTCCTCGCCTGGGATGCGCACAACCGTCGGCAGCGGCGTCACAGGGTCAACGACCGGCTCAGCGCCGAGCGCCTTGATCTGCTCACGCAGCAGGTTGATCTTCGTGCGGTCCTCGTTCACGGCCTCGCGCAGTTCGCGTCGTTCGGCGATAGACAGGGCGTCGGCGTTCTCGAAGCGGTCGGTCTCGGCCAGGACGGTGAGGATGGTGGAGACGACCCACGCTCCGACGGCGAGCGCGGCGATGACCGCTACCACCTTTGCGCCGCGGATGATGTTGCTCATGGTGTCCCCCCGGACACGTTGACAATGAAGGTCACTACTCCCACCAGCACGCCGAGCGCGGTGAGAGCGATGCCGATGCCCCATCGTCGCGAGTTCTCGATCCGGGCGGCCTGCTCCTTGATGGCGCTCTCGCGGTCGGTGCGCTCACTCGCAACCGCCGCCTGCCGCTCCGCTCGCTCCTGCGCGATGGCTGCGGTGAGTTCCTTGACGTCCTCGCCAAGTGTCTTCATCTCCTGGTCGCGGGTCGCGAGGTAGGCCAGGAGGATGTCGTTCGTCGGCATCCGGTCGAGACGCACGCCGATGTTCTGGAACGAGGTCCGCATCTCGTCACGAAGGTCGTCGACACGGCGGGACAGTTCGGCGGGACGAGGCTCGTCGGCGGTCACTAGATCGTCACTCCGAGCTTCTTTGCGAGGGCCGCGACCTGCTTGCCTTGCGCGGTCACCTTGACCTCCAAGTCGCCGCGAGACTTCTTCTGCGCGGCCAGCTCCTCGCGCAGGGCCATGTTCTCGGCCTTGAGTGCGGCGATGTCACGGTGGTGGACCTGACCTGCGTAGTAGAGCGCCGACGTCTCGCGCGGGTACTTCAGGCCCGCGGGCTTGCCGTCCTCGTAGTCGACCAGCTCGGGATAGCCAAGGTCGTGGACTTCCTCGGCGATGCGGCCCCACTCGCGCTCAGGAGCGGGCACAGGCATCTCCGTGCCGTCCGGCGTCATCCACTTCTCGCCAGCACGGTGGGCGCGCAACTGCTCCTTGTCGACGTAGGACACCGCGCGGCCGGAGAAGTAGTGGTCCAGGTCGAGCTTGAGCGTCTCGATCTCGTCCTTGCGGTCGCGTGTGGACGTGTCAGTGTGCAGATAGCCGGTGTTGCCGTTCACGAAGACGCTGCGACTGTTGCTCGTGCTGGCCTGGAACGAGTAGACCTGATTGGTCTGAATCTTGCCGGCTTCGTACCCGCCGACCGTGAGCAAGCGCAAGTCGCCGTAGGAGCCGCCCGTGTTCGACTGAATGATGACCGTCTCGACGCCCTGCAACCGGATGCCGTCTGTCAGAACACGCACGGCGCCGATGACGTCGGCCGTGCCTTCCTGGCGGAACCGCAGATAGCCGGCGTTCAGCTCGGCGACATAGGACGGGACGTTCGGGTTGGGGTCGGGCGTCTGGTACGACAGGACCGCGCCATCACGGATCTCGACCCGCCGGCCACCAAGGGCGCCGACGCGGATCTTGGCGGTCGTGCCTTCGAGAATCAACTCACCCTGGAGTTCGAGACCACCGTCTGCCGCTGTCAACGCGGCTGTCAGCGTCTCGGCGTCGTTGTAGGCCGCAATGCCGGTCATGCTGATCTGGACCCGCTGGCCGTCGAACGCCGTTGCGATCACGTCACCCTCGACAATGCGAGCCGTGATCCAGCCGAACTCCTGGACCGCGTCAATGCCCGCCTTCGCCTCTTCAACATCCGCAGCGAACTGGGTGCCGTCGATCGTGGAGTCGGGGAGGGTGCCGGAGAGTAGGCCAGCGTCCGGGGTCGGCGTGCGGCCGGTGATGCTGCTGACCACCCAGCCGTCGCCGTCGGAGCCCAGCGTCGCCGCGACGCCAGGATTGAAGGTGCCCTCGGGCAGGTCGGCCGCATCGGACTGGCGGACATCGGCCTCGATCTGCTCGCCCGACTCGTCCTCCACCACGACCGCGACCATGACCGACTCCGCCGGCAGCAGCAGCACGTCGTCGCCGGCCTCCGCGTCCGCGGTGAGCCCTGTCGCTAGCGTGATGGACGAGGTGTCATCGTCCCAGCCGGTATAGGCGTAGGTGACGCCGTTGACGTCGAGCGTGCCGCCGTCCTCGTCGAACGGGTACGGGTCGACCACTGCCAGCACGCTGGAGCCAGCCGGATGGTCGACCTCGAGTGTCGTGCCGACGCGGACCCATCGTGTCGCCGTGATCCTGCCGGTGGTCGACTCCATCACCGCGCCCTTCCCGTCAGCTTGCGTGCTCGCGGCGCCGTCACCCGCCGCTGGTGCCCGACCGTCATGCGTCCGCGAGCGGTCAGCGGGAGGCTGAACCTGTAGACGGGCACGTCGCTGGCGAACCTGTCGGTCTTCACGCGGATGACGTCCCACGGCTCGAGGTGCGGAATGGGCAGGCAGTCGAACGCGACGTCGACCTCCTGGGCCAGGTGCTGACGCAGCAGGGACCGGGCACGGGAGAGCGCCTTCGCGTTGGTCCGCAGGTTCGTGTTCTCCTCGACCAGGAGCCGATAGTGCGGGCGACCGTTGCGGCCCAGGTTGTACGGGCTCAACGCATGCGACGACGGCGCGACCACACGGGCCGACACCGCCTTCTTCGACCCCTTCGGCTTGCCGCCCTTCACCCAGACCGCGTTCTTCATGTCATCGGTCGAATAGGTGACCGTCGGCTCGGACAGCAGCAGGCCCTCATCGCCTGCCGCGACCACGATCGACGGACGGTAGTTGCGCTTCGGGGTGCGCAGGACGCCGCGGCCGTCGTAGTAGCAGAGCCGGTCGACCGAGGACATGAGCGCGAACGCCCGATCCCAGTAGCGCGACTCAGCAGCGACCGACATCGCGCCGGTGATCCGTTCGCGCGTCGCCGGACGTTCGATGTAGCGGGACGACTCACCCGAGCGGCCCATGACGCCCATGAACGCGTCGACCTTCAGCCCCTTGTAGGTGGACGGCGTGTACGCCTGACCCATCGCGAACGCGTCCTTGGAGTGCGCCTCGACATTCACGACCGGCCCGTCGCGATCAACCTTCACGACGGGGCCAGTGAAGACAGGCACGTCGACCCAGAAGCCGGGACAGCGCACCGAGTAGACAACCCGGATCATGCGGTTCATGTAGATCGCACCATCGGCCGGCGAGTCCGCGTCGAATGACAACGACTGTCGCGGGTCCAGGAACGACAGGGACACATTTCGGCCCACGCCATCGACCTCGCCGCTCTGGCGACGAACCACCTGGGCGTCTACCTGACCATCCAGAAGGACATGGCTGATCGTCGACAGGACCGCGTGGTCGTTCGACAACACCTGGACCGCCACCTTGATCTCGTGCGGCCGGGCAAGCGTGGCGCGGTACTCACGGCGCTGCACGTCGGTCAACGACGTCAGCGGCAGCATCAGCGGAGCTCACAGTAGGAGAACGCGACCGACTTGTCGTCGTGGAACTCGCTACGGAAGCCGGTCACGACCTCGTAGATGAACACCTTCATGGCCGTGTCGCTCAACGTCAGGACCATCGTCGAACCCCGCGGGTACCGCTTCGTGTCGGTCAGCGCCTCCCACGCCGCGACCTCGGCGTCAAAGGTCGAACCCGCCCACGCCTCGAGGTAGCCGGCGAATCGTCCCTCACGACCGAACACCGCCTGCGTGATGAGCACCGGGTTCGTCGCACCCAGCGGCCGGTGAACCTCCGACAGTTCCGACGCCTCCGCGCTCGGCGGCTCACCGCCATCGCTGGACAAGTTCACCCGGTACGCGCCGTCCAACGAGGACAGCCACACGCCCTCGGGTGCCGTGATCGCCTCGTCCGTGGGGTTCGTCGCCGATGCCTGCCCGCCATCCACGGCAAGCACGCTGTACGTGTGCGTGACCCGCGGCGCCGCAGTCGTGTCAGTCCACGAGTAGGTCGTGCCCGAGACGAGCAGGTCATCCGGCTCAAGGCCCGACGCCACCGTCACGCCGTCACGGACGATCGTGAACGAGTCCGGCGCCGACGTGCGACGCCACGACAGGACGACTTCGGGTGTGCCGGCCGTCGTCTCTGCGTCGAAGTTCGTCACGCCCGCCACCGACCCGGAAAGCCCGAAAGTGAACCCGCGCTCGACCTCTGTGTAGACCGGATCGGAGGGGGTGCCCTCGCGCGCGACCGCATCCCAGACCCGCAGCACCATTCGGTAGGACTGGCCGGGCGACAGGACCGCGCCAGCGCCAAGCTGCACCGACCCGACGGCCGACGTCGTGCGACCGGAGTCCCACAGCACCTCGGTCGGGTCGTCAGGGTCGGTCACGAACACCTGGAACGCGGTCTGCGTGCCGCCTGTGACCGTCCACGAGAACACCGGCCGCGGGTCGTACACGCTCGCCGGGGACGCCGCAGGGTTCGTGATCGTCACCGTCGGGCGAGCCGTCCGCGTGAACGACGCAGCATCAGACCAGGCGGACCACAGATTGGTCGCGTCCCTGACCCGCACCCGCCAGAACAACGTCGCGCCGACCGCGACATCCGACGTCAGTGTGTGCATCGGCAACGACGAGTCCACGACCCCGGAGTCGAACGCAGGAGAGGTCCACGAGTTGCTGCTGTTCGTCTGCACCTGATAGCCCGTCATTGCGTCGTCCGCGACGTCGGAGTAGTCGAACGTCAACGTCGGACGAGCGACCGAGACAGCCCGCCCATTCGACGGAGACAGCACCGACGGAGCGTCCGGGGCGTCGGACCACTCGACCTCGAGCGTCGGCTGGAACGTCGCCGACTCCCGCGCGTACAGGTACAGCAGCGTCGAGATCGACGACCGCAACCGGATGCCGTACCAGGGCGCACCGTCCGCGACCGCCTGCATCTGAGCCGTCACGTCGATCGTCCACACGCGACCGTCCGTGCTGCTGTTGCCCTGCGTCACCTCGGACTCGACACCCGTGACCGCAGGCGCGTTGTTGTAGGTGAGCTTCGACTCCTGCCACGCCGCACCCAGCCGCCGCGCATACAGCGTCCGCGAACCGCCCGACGCCGCGCCCTTCTGGTACACCCGCAGCTTCGCCGACACGATCGTCGCGCCCAGCGGGAACGACCGATTGAAGTACACGTAGTACAGACGGCCCAACGAGCCGGACGCCACCGCCGCAGGATTCCGGCCGCCGTAGTTGCGATCCGGCAGGTTCACCAGGGTCGACGCGTCCGACGCGGCGAGCGAGACGACCGTGGTCATCGGCGACCTCCTGCTCGATTGCTGGCCGACGAATAGGCGGCGTCGGACTGGGCGTGGAGCTCGATGCGGCCGTCGATAAAGCCGAGCAGGCCGTTCTTGTCGACGCCGATCTTCGCGCCGGCGATGGACGCACTCAGTTCAGCGTCGGCGAGGCTGACGGTTGTGCTCGTCCTCACCGACACCGGCCGCGCGCTGGCGAGAACGTCCGCACGTCGGCTGGCTAGCCCGCCGTCGGCGAAGCGCTGAGCATTCAGGCGCTCCAGCAACGGCAGATTCCTCGCCGTGGCCGCGGCGTTCACGACGTACTCTCCATTGGAGAGCAGTGCCGGGATCACGTCGTCGCGCGGCCCGCCCGGGCCCCGGACGAGCCCACCATCGGCCATCGCGACCTGCGTGCCGCCTTCGACCTTGATGTTCTTCGTGACGTTCTCACGCGTCGTCCGGATCGTGACGTCCTTGAACGGACTGATGTTATTGATGGCCCGCTGGAGGGCCTTCAGCACCTCGACAGCCTTCGTGGCGCCTGGCGTCTCCACCTTGGTCTCGACGGCAGGCGGGATGTCGAGGAGTTGGTCGGCAAGGTCTTGCGCCTGCCGCTTCGACGCTCCCATGCCAATAGCGCTGTCGATAAACGACTTTCGGGCTCGCTCGGCCTCACCCGCCGCGGCCTGCTGTGCGGGAGTGAGGTTGTTCCAAGCGGCGGCCAAGTCGTACAGCAGTGCGCGATTTTCGCGTCCGGCTGCTGTGTCCTTATCGATGCCGTCTCTGCCTTCTCGAGCGGCCTTCGCGGCGTCGTCGATGGCGGCTTCGTAGGCGAGCTCTGCGTCCAGGGACTCGAGAGTCGCGTCCCTCTTGGCGTTCATCGCTTCGGCGCTCTCGAGAAGCGCTTCGGCCTGATCGCGGGCAGCGTCGGAAGCGCCGAACATCGCCGTCTCGAGGCCGGCCTCTTCAAACGCTTGCTCCTGCGCGGCATCCTCAGCCGCGGCGTGCTGCTTCTCCAGCTCGGTGAGCTCGCTCGCGGCCTCGCTGGAGGACTTCGTGAAGCGGTCGACGCCGGCCGCCAGGCCAGTGACGAACGGGATGGCGGGGCTCGCGCTCTCGGCCCAGTCCGCGATCCGCTGGCCGAATCCAGCCTCGCCAGCCTGAGCCTTCTCGACCTCCTCGCGCAGCGCCTCCATCGCGGCACGGCGCTGCTCGATCGTTCCACCGTCCGCGGCGCGATTAGCGTTGTCGAGCGCGGTCGAAAGTCCGTCGGTGGATGCCGCGAGATCGCGAGTGATGCCGATGGCGGCGCCGGCAGCCGCGCCCCAGGGACCGAGAGCCGCGCCGGCGAGCGTGAACATGGCGGTGTTCGCCAGGCCGAGGTTGTCGTCCAGGTCGGACGCAGCGAACGCCAGGGCGCCCAGCCCCGCGGTCAGCCGTCCCACGCCACCGAGCGAGGCGCGCAGCCGCTCGGTCGTCGTGGCGAACGCTCCGACCTGCGGGCCAGCGGCACCGAGCGCGGCGCCGAAGTCCAGGTAGGCGGACGTGGCGCCCCGGAGGTCTCGTGCGCTGCGGGCGGCGCCACCGACGGCCGTGCCGCCCAGCAGGCTTGCGAGCGCGCCTCCCTGCGCAACGTTGTAGAGCATCACGGCCCTTGAGATGGCCGAGATTCCTGCGGCGACGCCGATCAGCACGGGGCCGACGTCGGAGTCGGCGATCGCGGCAACAGAGTCGGCCAGGAACTCGATGATCGGCAGCGCGGCCTCGCCCACGGGAGCGGCTGCCTCGGCCACCTGGAGCAGAGCGTTGCCGAGTGCGCCGAGCGTCTCCCAGACCTTCGGGCCGACACGATCGAGGTAGGCCAGGAAGTCCTGGAAGCCCTGCGTCTGATCGACCGTGGACGCCCAGCCCGCGAACTCGCGCGACATGCGCAGGAACGAGTCCGAAAAGTTCGCCGACGTGGGAGCGAACGCCATCCACAGCTGAGCAAACCCGTCGGCGAGGTTGCCGACCGTCCGGCCCATGTCGAGCAGCGTTGGCTTTGCCTCGGCTTCGAGGAAGTTGAAAAACTCCTCCCAGCGCGGGCCGGCCAGCGCGGTGCCGGCCTCCGCGCCGAGCGTGCCGAGCGCCTCGGCGATCTCACTGACGATGCGCTCGGCCTGGGGCAGCTGCGTCATCAGCTCGGAGATGCCGACCTGCAAGCCTGGGAAGATGCCTTCCTGCGCGGCGTCCTGGAGCCGTTGCAGCTCGGGGCGGATCGACTGAAGGTAGGTCACGAAGTCGCGTCCGGCCGGGCCGAGGGACGCCATCGTCTCCTCAAGCTTCTCGAGGTTCGCCGCGGTCGGGTCGATCTGGAACTCGTTGACGGCCTTGAGCGCCTCGCCGACGCCCGAGAAGGCCAGGACAGCGACTCCCGCGGCTCCGGCTGTCATCGCAAGCTGGTTCGACAGCCCAGCGAGCGCGGGGACGGCGGCGGAAGCGATCGGGACCAGTGCGGGACCGATTGCGAGAAGGCCCTGCGTCAGGTTGGCCGCACGGTCGGTGCTCGTGTCCAGTTCCTTGGTGAACGCTCGCGTCGTGGCAGCGGCACCAAGGACGGCGCGGTTAAAGCGAGAGACGTCGGCGTCGAGGATGACCTTCGCATTGCGCTCCGCCACGACACCTCCCGTTGAGAACAGGCAGCGCGTAGGCTGCGGCGATGAAGTTGATGACGGCCCTGGTGCTGGGCTGCTTGCTCGCCCTATGGGGCTGCTCGAGCGATGGCGAGGAGAAGGCGAAAGCGCCTAGTCCTGCGACCGAAAAACGGTTGTCGCTTGCAGACGCCTGCGCGGAAGTCGCCGCAATGGACAACTCGCTGCGCACGAGCGATGAGGAGTACGCCGTAGCAATGCGCGACATTGATGCACTGATCGATCGCGCCGAGCCCAGCGCGGTCGCGGCGCTAACTACGATCCGTGACGCCTACGCTGCTCAGATCAATGCTGCGCCCGGGGATGCGAGCGCCGATGCGTTCAGGCAGGAACTTCAAGCGTTTGAGCAGTTCGCCCAGTCCTGTCAGACGGTGGGCTCACCCATCGAGTGAGAGCGGCGCAGCGACGATCATCCGCCCGTCGCTCGGCGCAGCCTGTCCCGGCGCCGGCTTGTTCTTCGAGTGACGCTCGGTGAAGTCCCGCTCGATCAGCTGCGACGCCCCGCAGGCCAGGCACAGGAAGTGGTGAACGTCCATGACCCGTCCGCCATGCTCGTCCCAGGTGACGTGTCGGCGGGCGCTGGGGTCCTCGATGATCGTGTTGAAGTTGCCGCAGGTCTTGCAGCAGCGGTCTTCGTAGCCGACCAGCGCCAGGTACTCGGCGCGTAGCCGGTCGTCGAACTCGGGCTCGCGGGTGACAATTGTCGTTCCGGTGAGGTTGCCCGCGGCGTCGCGGTGCTCGTGAGTCTCGGTCGGCGACCAGCCGTCGAAGACCCGCAGGCTCACCCCGGCTCGTGCTGCGGCTCGGAGTCGTCGCCTCGCTTCTGGGTCAGCAGCGAGGCGAGCGACTCTTTTGGGAGGTTCAGCGCCTCGTTGTTGACGCTCCAGGCGGCGGCCTCGAGCTTGAGGTAGTGCTCCCGCGACGGGGACAGGTCACGCAGCATCTTCTTGCCGGCCTTGATCCGGTCGGCAAGGTCGGCGGCGTCCGACGGGTCCACGAGCGCCAGGTGGAGTAGGTCGCGCGGGAACGTGTTCATGTTGACGCCGTGGAGGGCGTCCGTCGGGTTGTCCTTGCGCGCTGGGTGCTGCTCGACGAGGTCGTCCCAGTCCAGGTAGCCGACCTGCCACACGCGAACCGAGTGAAGCGGCTCAGGGGGCGCGTCACGGAGGGCGTCGAACGCTTCGGCCGCCTTCGCTGCTGCCGACTTCTGCCCGAAGCGGAGGCCACCAGCCATCACCTCGCGGCGCAACGCGTCTTCGGCCTCCTGCATGAGGCTGACGAGCTGTTGCTCGTACTCGCCGGGGAACAGGTCGACCGTGATGCTGCGGCGGTGAGTGGTCATGTCACTCCTGCTCGGGATGCTCGGGAGAGTGGGGTGGGCGTCCCGAGCAGGCCGCCCACCCCACGACTGCGTCAGGCAGCCACGGTGGCGTCCTCGACCCGGGGGCCGATGACGCCGAGCGTCTGCGTGACGGTCAGGGGCGCGAACTCGTCGGTGCCGCGCGCAGCCTTGGACTGGAGGCCAGCCTCGACCGGGTAGATGTCGACCTTGTCGCCGGCAGCGAAGTCGACAGCCGGCTCGATGCCGTAGCCGAACACGAGGTAGCCCTCGTTGCCCTGTGCCAGCGCGTCGTAGACGGCGTTCGCGTCTCCGCCCGCGTTCTGCGGGTCGTAGGTGTAGGACAGCGGCGCGATCGACCACTGCTCGCGGCCCATCCGCTGGAACGTCTGGCGCGAGCAGAAGCGGCGGGACTCGCCCGTGTTCTGCGTGCCGGTCGCGCCGTCCCAGTCGGGCATCAGGTAGCACGAGATGTCGGTGCCGGCGTTGAGCTGCGCGGCGGACGGCGTGGCCGTGCTCGTCAGGGTCGGGACGAACACCACCTTCACGTTTCCTTCGGCCTGCACGCTCTCGGGGATGGAGATTGTCATGATTACGAGCCCTCCTTGGGGTCACTGGCGGGCTCGCCGCCGTTGGGGGTGGAGTCCGCCTTCTTGGCGGTCGCCGCGGCCTTCTTCGCCACGGTGGTCTTGGGCTTGGCGGGGACTTCCGCGCCGCCAGGCCGAGTCGCGGGCTTGTCGACCGCGGACAGGTCGCCGTACACGCGGCGCACGTTGAACTCGCCAAGAACGGGATGCTTCACGCGGACCTTCTGCACGTCCTGGAACGTCACAGTGACCTCCTGAGTCAGATCGGAAGGGAGTAGCGGTCGATGCCGTAGAACAGCGGCCGACCGCCCGGCCGGGTGTACGTGTCCTCGCGGCGGATGATCGGGTTGTCGGCATCGCGGCGACACAGGCCGATCCCGATGCGCTTGCGGTTGATGAGGGCGCGCGCCCTGTCGAGGACCGCCTTGGCTTGCTCAGCGGTCTCGCCGACCCCGGTCAGCTGGAACTCGAGCACGCGCCCGTTGGCGCGGCCGTCGAAGCGGGCGTCGTTGTCGTAGCCCGGGCTCGTCCAGTGGACGAGGTACGGCAGCGGCACGGCGATGACCTTGGCGTCCTCGTCGGCGTCGACCTGGCCGCGGTAGACGTCGAAGGGGAGGGTGCCGAGGATCGCGAGCACGGCAGCGTCGCTCATCGCGGACCTCCCAGCGCGGCGTCTTCGCCCTCGTCGGCCAGCGCGTCAGCCGTGCGAGGAAGCTCGATCCGCACAGAGGCTGTGTGGTCGAACACGGGAGCGTTGTTGACCGACCCATCGACGATGATGTGCGCGAGCTTGCCCTGTCCGCGCTTCTCGAAGCCGACCTCGTGACGCAGCGGACCGATCTGGCCCGCCGAGACCGTTGAAGGCAGCTGCGGCAGGTACCGGTGGCCGGAAGCGTGCGCCGTCATGCCGCGAGCGACGCGGGACGCAAACCGGCGCATGACGGTGCCCGCATTGCGCTGGATGCGGCCCGGCGCTCGGGACAGGTCAACAGCGACCTCGCGAACCTCGCGTGTGTCCCAGCCGTTCATCCGCTGACCGCGACAATCGGCAATCGGCGAGCGGTGGCGTGCGACTTCTCGTGACGCCCATCGACCGTGAACTCGCGGTCGACCAGCGCCTCGTCCTCCGGGTTGGTCAGGATCGTCACGATGTCGCGCACGGAGACGTCCTCGGTGCCGGCGACGGGCAGTTGGAGCTCGCGGCCGGAGAGATGCTGCCGACGTTCGCCCGCGTCCTCCGAAGCATCGCCATCGCGGCGGTCCTGAACGCGGCACTTGCCCTCGTAGATGAGCTCGGCGTCCTGTTCGGCGTACTGGAGCGTGTCCGGGTCCATCGTGCCGCGCTCATCGGGGAGGCGAGTGATGCGACAGGTCGCGGTCATTAGCGACTCAGCCATCTGCCGCAGTTCGGGCAAGACGCCGAGCAGCTCGTCGCCGAACGCGGTCACAGCCAGTCCAGGGGCCAGGGAGCGCGATCAGGCTCGTAGGACGGTCGGATCGAGAACGCAGTCGTCGCGGTCGAGGGCAGCAGATCGCCCAGCTCGGCAGGAAGCAGTGCCAGGGGGTCGGCGTTCGCGCCGGTTCCCTCGTTGCGAGTGGTGATCGAACCGTCATCCAGGCTGCGCGTCTGAGACGTGCGGCCCCAGGTCGGGTTCTGGATCTTGCGGATGACGGCCGCGACCTCGACGTCAGCCACGTCCTCTGCTGTCGGACTGCCCAGGGCAATCTGCTCCGATAGGACCAGGCCGGCGCGACGGAAAGCAGCGACGATGCTTCGCTCCACTCGATCCAGCCACTTCTGCCACTGGACGTCTTCCTCGGCAGTGACGGAGGTGGAGCCGCGAAGAGCCTCCGCGACGTCCGTGGGCATTGCGTAGGTCATGGCGGCTCCACCTCCGTTCTGTCGAGGTTGAGATCAGGAGAGGGAGGTCTCGCCGGTCTCGAGGTTGTGCGTGACGGTCACCTCGGTGCCGTCAGGTCGGGTCGCCTTGTACTTCTCGATCCGGGCGTCCTTCGGGTCGACCTTGTCGGCCTGCGCCTCGGCCGGGACGGGCTGCACCGCGTTGACGGTGCCGACCTTGAGGGCCTCCGGGCCGGGCTGCGGGATGATCGAGGAGGCGCGCTCCTCGGGATCGGTCGTGTCCGCGGGTCCGTCGCCGGGGGCGGTGGTCGAGGGCTTGGTGTTGTCCTCGTCCAGAGTGGTCTTCTCGGGGTTCTTCTTGGCTGCCATGTCGGCTCCTTCGTGGAATGAGGTACTGGGGATCAGGAGCCGGCGGGCCGGTTTGCGACCCGCCGACTGCTGGATCAAGAAGCGAGGACGCCGGTAAGGCGAGCGGCAGCCTTGCCGCCGAAGATCGCCAGGCCGGTGTAGAACTCGATCCGGGTGCGGTAGGCCGGCTTCTCCTGGAGCTCGCCGAGGTCGTAGACCTGGACGCCGCCGTTGGTGAGGCCGGTGACCGCCTGGTCGCCCTCGTCGCTGCCGAACTTCACGGCGTAGACGGACGAGGCGACGCTCGAGGAGCCCTGCGTCTCGGTCTGCGGGAGGATGCTGGCGCCTGCGGCGGTGGCACCGGGGTCGAGGACCGGGATGCCGTTCCACTGGAGGACGCGCTTGCCGGTCAGGTCCTCGCGGACCGTCTCGACGCCGCCGAGGCGACGGCCGGCCGAGCGGATCTTCGACTGGACGGCGGCGTTCGCGTAGATCGCGCCGTTCTCGCCGTTGATCCCGGGCACCTGGGCCACCAGGGCGTCCAGGGCGTCGAAGAACGCCTGGGCGTCGGAGGCGCCGTTGCCCAGAACGGGAGCGCCGTTGATGCCCGCGCTGATGACCTGCGCGCCGGTGAGGCGCTTCTTGAGGCCGTCGAACGCCTTCGGGTCGACGGTGATGTCGCCGTTGAAGAAGGTGTCCTGGAACTTGTACGACGCGGCCTTGACCTTCATCGCCGTCTGCACGGCGCGCTGGTCGTTGAGGTTGCCGCGGGTCTGGACGATGAACTTGTCCACGTCCGCGTCGCCGCCGAGGATGACCAGCGACTCGGTCTTCTGGTTGACCGTGCCGGTGGACTCGACGTATGCCTCGTTCACGCTGCGGAAGGCGACGCCGGGGAGGGCGCCCTCCTCGTTGTAAGCGTAGGCGTTGCCCTGGATCCCCAGGAAGGGGATGCGGTCCAGGATGGGAGACGACTGGATGAACGTCTCGATGACGCCACGCTGCAGATCGTTGGTCGACAGCTTGGCGGACTCGGCAAGAGTGACTGCCATGACGGGTTTTCCTTTCGGGTGTGCCCGTCACCGACAAGGGCGTCGGACGGGACGGTGTTACTGCTGGTGGATGTCGGCGTATGCCTGCCGGAGACGAGCCGCTCCGGGCCCGGGGTCCGCCTTCGGCGGATCGCCCTTGGTGCCCTGGGACCGATCGGCCTTCGGCGCCTTCCCTGACTTCGCGTAGTGCGGGTTCTCCTTGAGCACCCGAGCGAGGTCTGCCCTGACCCGCTGCACGTCTACGAGCTCGCCGTCGTCATCGACCTCGTACTCATCGAGCGAGAGGTTGAACAGGGCGTCGGTGGGCTTTGCGAACGTCTCGGCTGCGAGGGCTCGCACCTCGGCGCGGATCAGGCGGGCGTCGGACTGCTGGCGTGCCTCGAGCGCCGCCTGGCGGCGGATCTCGTCGACATCCGGGGCGTCCGAGCCGTCGTCTGACTGCTTGGCCTTGGTGAGCGCCTCGCGAACCTGTTCGGGGGTGACTCCAAGCTCTCGACTGAGGTCCTTCCAGGGCTTGAGCTCGCGGCGGAACTTTGCCGCCTCGCGCGTTGCCTGCCGGTGTTCCTCGGGCTTGCTGTCGTCACCCTCGTCGTCCGGCGTCTCGTCGGGCGAATCGGCTGCGTCATCCCCGCCTGGTTCGTCTTCGGATGAGCCGATGACAGGCCAGATGGGGCCGCGTCGCCCGATGCCGACGGCCTGGAGAGGCTTGCCGGTCAGTGGGTGACGCAGGAAGGGGTGGATGGGAAGGTGCTGCATGGTGCCTCCGTCTCGGAGATGACCCGGCAGCGTCGCGCTGTCGGGAGAGTGTGGGGCTACGTGATGTAGCCGTTCGCGCGCAGCATCGAAATTGCTTGCGTTCGCGAGGTGGCGGTCTCGGCGATCGCCTGAGGGGTGAGTCGGTCGCCGCGGGTGTACACGCTCGAGCCGACGCGCAGGCCGGCTGAGCGGCTGCGGACGTTGACGACACGGCCGAGGTCCGCGCCGTTGTCCAGCGCCTCGACGTCGCCCCTGCTGAGTCCGGTGATCTTGCCGGACCCGATCGCATCGGTCGGGTCGAGGACGAGGTCGCGGCCCGAGGTCGCTGTCGTCGGGGTCATGAGGCAGTCGCAGCGCGGGTGGCGCTGGAACCCGGTAGAGAAGCGGTAGACACGGCCCGCGAGGACTGCGCAACGAGAACACGAGGAAAGATTGAGCGACCGGACGTAGTGCGTGACGCCGGGGCGGCGGATCAGATCGACCGTGGCCGCCGTCCGTCCCGCGTCCTGAATGAGTGCCATGACCAGCGTGTCGAAGGCTTGCGCGCTGGCGACCTTCTGCAACAGCCGGATGGCCTCTGAGCCGGTCAGAATGGGGGTCAGGAGAGCCGTAGAGGCCGGCGGTGCGGTGATGCCCTGCTCAGCCAGGATCGCCGCCGTAGAGGCGAACGTCAGCGACGCCGATTCGGCTTGGTAGGCGGCCAGTGCGGCAGCGACCGCCGCTGGACCGCGGGAGGCTACGCGCCGCGCTTCCTTGACGCCGAGCGCGTTGATGAGCTGCTGTTCGCGGTACTGCTCACGCGCGGACGTCAGCATCGGCGTCCACTCGACGCAGAGCCCGCTCGATCAGCGGGTCCCGCTGCTCGGCCTCGAAGTAGGCGCGCTCCTTGGCCTTGCGAGCCTCGGACCATCCGAGCTCGTCCCAGTAGCCCTCGCGGGACAGCACGCCGGCAGCCCGTCGCTTCGCGAGCGCGTCCTCGCGCTGTGACACGGTCGGGGTGCTGGGATCGAACCAGTCGACGCGGACGCGGTTGCCCTCGACCCAGTCGCCGGTCGCGAACCGGAGAGCGAGGCCGCCGATCCAGCCCAACGTCATGCCGACCTCGTCGTTCTGCGCTTCGACCGACCGCACAAGCGGCGCCTCGTCGGCACGGATCGCGCCCTCGGCCGGTGGGTTCGACGTGATGATGCCGAAGTAGCGGGCGGGGAAGCCGGAGGTGATGGACGCCTGCTTGCCGTAGACGTTGAGGGCGGTGTCGAAGTTTTTGAGGTCGGCTGCGTCGAACTGGCCCCACTTCGCGTCCTTCGACGTGAGGATCTTGATCGCATCGAAGTACGCCTCGAACTGTGGGATCGGCTTGCCGTTGCCGTCCACGAAGTCGCCCTTGGTCACGCCTGTAGCCCAGATGCTCGGCACGCCGTGCGCCTCTTGAGCGAACTGGAGATTGGTCAGCGAGCGCGCTGCCGAGTCGACGAAGGGGATGATGTCGGTCATCTGCGACTCGCCGACCCAGCCGCCAGACATTCGGCGGTTGAGGTGCATGACGACGGGAACGGCACCTAGATCGTGCTCGTCGCGGTCCACTTCGGCCCAGCGTCCATCCCGAATCTCGGCCCAGACCGTGACATTCGGCAGATAGAGGGTCGCGTTGCTCGGTGCGACGTTCTGCTCGTTGCGACCGTAGAAGCGCGCAGCGGACGTCATGGTCTCGCGGTACGTGTCGACGAACGCCGTCATCTCGCGAGGAGACTCAACCCGGACGAACGGCAGCGCGCCGTTCTCCTCATTGGTCCCAACGCTCATGAACGATCGACCGTAAATCATGCGGTCGGCGTTGAACATGCGGACGTGGGCCGTGAGGTTGTTGGCGTCCCAGATGGCACGAAGATCGGGGTCCGCCGTCTCCTCGCCGGGAAGGATGAGCGACCGGACCTGCTGGCGGTTGTTGATCGTGTCAACGACGACACGGCACCAGTTGGCGATCACCAGGAAGTTGCGCATCGAGGGCGGGACGGCCATTCCCAGCTGCTCAACGCGCTGCCGACCCTGGTAGTACCGCTCGAGCAGGATGTCGTTCTGCTGGTTGCGGTGCATCAGGCGCTTGTGCTTGTCCAGCAGCTCGATCTCGGTGTCAGAGAGGGCCACAGTCCCTCCCTTCGAGGTCAGCGCGGCAGGCGGATGTAGGCGGGCTCGGTCTCGGCGGTCCAGCCCGCGGCGATCGCGTCGGCTCGCGCCTCCAGAGCCAGGGCGTCGCCGACGACGGAGTCGATCTTGCGAGCCGAGTTGGGGTTTTCCTTGCGGACGAGACGCATCCGGCCGCGCTTAGCGAGGTAGACGTTCCCGTAATGCTCGGCGGCCAGTGGGTCGTCGTCGTGCCAGACGTCGCCGTTCGTCAGCCCCGTGTGCAGGCGGTCCAAGGCGGCGTCCATGCGGACGTAGGAGTTGGTGGGCCACGGGATGACTCGCTCGTCGCCGTACTTCTCGGCCAGCGCCTCGATGTCGGAGCGCCACTCGTGCGGGTCGGCGTATAGCCGGCTGACTTCATACCGATCGAACGCCTCGTCGATCGCCGCCAGCACCTCGAGCCGAGGGACTGCCCAGCCGACGCCGGCCGCGCCCTCGGGCTTGGGCCACGCGCCGATGCGGAACAGGAAGCCGTCCGACATGCGGCAGCCACGCAGGACCGTCGTGTCGTCATTCAGGGAGCCGTCGAAGCCCATCGCGATTGCCTCGCCGGGCTCGACCACGTCGATCTTCGTCTGGCGCTCGTGAATGGACTTGGCGATCCAGGCATCCTGGCCGGACATGGGCCGATTGAGGAAGTAGCGAGCGGCTGTCGCTTCGTCGGGACAGGAGCGAGGATCGAGCATCTCTCGGTAGATGCGACCAAGATCCATCCACTCAGCGGCAGGTCCGTAGACGTAGCGCAGCTGCTTGAGCGTGGCCTCCTCGTCGGTGACGTCGACCTTGCCCTTAGCTTCCCTGTGGTTGACGTAGACCGAGGCGGAAAGCTCCTTCTTCCGCCACGCGGTCAATGTCTCCTCAAAAATCGACTCTTCGCCAGGTCTATACGCAGTAGACGTCTGTAACAGCCACGGCTCGGCCAGCTTCCTCTTGCCGAGGTTGCGTCGGATAGTGCCATACATGGCCTTGAGCTCGCGCAGAACGTAGAGGTGGGTCTCGTCGGCTACGACGAACGTTTCCTTGCCGCCATCCTTCGAAGCTGAGCCCGAGGTGGCGGCACGAATCTCGCCGCCGTGCGGTAGGTAGATCGCGGTCGCTGACTGGTACTGGCGAACGCCCGTGCTTTCGCCGTAGACCTCGGGCCGGTTCTCCTTGCCCCAGTCGTTGACGATGTATGCCACGACAGAGAAGGCCGCAGTCGCCTGGGACTCCTCGGTCGCAAGACACTTGATGAGAGGCGACGTGACTTGCTTCCCCACTGGTTGCCCTGAGTCATCCCAGTGGGAGAACCGCGCGGGACCGTAGGCCTCGAAGCAGACGAGCCAGCCCGCGATTTCGGTCTTCGCCCTGCCTTTCGGGCGACTCAGAACACCCTCGTCGTACTTCTTGCGTCCGCTGATCGGGTCGATCTCGTAGCACTCAACGATGAAGTCGAAGATCTCGTCGTCGATCAGGACCGGCCACTCGCCCTGGAGGTCTCCGGGGCCGTAGCAGCAGTTCTCAAGAATCCAGTCGATCGCCTCGTATCCGAGGGAGCAAACCTGGCCGGGGAACGCCTCCCTAAACATGGCAGGTCCCATCAGCCGTAACGAAGCAAAATCTCCTTCGCCCAAGCGACGAGCTCCTCGGGACGCTGTCCACGGGGTTGAGAGGTGACCCAGAGTTCAAGGTTCTCGGGACGGTTGTCGTCCTTGACCCCATTGATGTGATGCACCTGCTCGCCGGACTTCCAGTCGAGCGGTCTTCCCAGAACCGCCTCCAGCACTGGGATGTGCTCCAGCACCATTCCGGCTTTGTCGGCACGTGGATGATCCGGCATCCGCACGCGCGCATAACCATCGCGCGGCGACACCACTCGTTCCGGCGCTCGTCGACGGAGTGCGTCGACACCTCCAGGGTCACCGTTCTTCCACCACCGTGAGTAGTGGAGGGCGCAGAATCCGTTGCTCCGATGCTTCCGTTCGCAGCCATCGACCGTGCAGATGGGGTCCCGCCGAACCAGTTCTGTCGTGCCGGTTCTGCGAAGCCGCGCATAGTGCAGGCGACAGAGCGAACGCGCGAGGACAGGTTGGGAGCATCCGCCTGGCGCTTGACATTGCATGCCGCGAACATATCGCAAGTCATCGGTTGAAAGACAGATGTGCTACGAGGAGTGTCGCTCTCGAGCCCTATCCAGCGACGACACCTTCGCGCCGCCAGCGACGGTCGGCTTCTGAGCACCGCGCGGGCCGCGGTACTGCGGACGCTTGCCGGTCTCGGGGTCGGGGAGTCGGAGCGCGGCGATGAGCTGCTTCATGAGGTTCGCGGTCGTGTTCGCGTCGGCCTGGAGCTTCGTGTCGTGCTCTTCGTTCAGCAGAAGAGCGAGGCGGTCGCAGCGGTCCTTGGCTCGGCAGGCTTCCTCGAGCTGGACATGCTGGACCGCGGTGAGCTCGTGATCGTCTGTGACGGCCGACCAGAGTCGTCGGCCTCCCGGGCCAAGTCCTTCGGGGGTGTTCATGGCGTCCTCCAACGGCGTCGCGCCGAGCCCGTGGCGTCGCGCCGAGGGCAAAACTGAGGGGTCTGGACTGCGAGGCACCTTCCCCACGGTCCTGAGCGGCTGCGCGGTCGCCCCTGCCCCCTGGGGTCAGCGACGGCCAGCGGTCGACGTGTTGCAGGAGACGCACTCAGGCCCGCGGTACTCGCTCCGGTCATGGTCGTCGTGCCCGAGGTGCCAGTTCGTTGGGTCAACGAAGTCGCCGCATCGCCAGCACGAGATCCGCAGGCCGCGGTCCATCTCCCGCTGCCAGGCTGCACGCAGTCGGTCGTGGGCTGCGTCGTACCCGCGCTGCTGCCGTGTGCCTCGAGCCTTGTCGCGAGCGCGCGTGTGGTCAGGGCAGCGGGTCGAGTCGGTCAGCGTTGGGCAGCCAGGTTCAGCGCAGACTCGCTTAGCCATGTGCTGCCAGCCAGGCGTCGGTCCGCGTCCGCATCTCGCCGAGCAACTGCATGATCCCGGCGTGCGCCTCGGCTCGTCCGGCGCTGTCTGCTTCGGCGTGGGTGAGGTAGAGCCGGGCTAGCGCGTGCTCGAGGTCGACGTCGGATGCTTCGGTGAGCTCGGCGGCGGTGAAGAGGTCGGGCATGGCGACCTCCCGCTGCTATCTGCTGATGCCGGTCGGTTTCGGTGGGGCGGCTCGGAGTCCTGATCCCATTCGTCCGCGCCGTTCGTAGCGCGCACGATCGGGCTCACCGAACTGTGCGATGACGTCGTCGATGTGGCGTCGCAACTCGGGGGTGTCAAGGAACCACTCCCGGCCAGCGGCACGTGAACCCGCGAACTTGACGTGCATGTCGCGCTCGGTGGCCTTGGTGCCGGGATGCATTGCGAGGAGGGGGGAGTCGGGCGGGTACTGGAGAAGTCGCTTCTTGACGTCGGTGGTCCAGCCGATCTTGACGCGCTCGCCGACAAGGACGTAGTAGATCCAGCCGGGCTCGTTGCGCTTCCGTTCGAGCCGCTTTGCCTCGTCCTTCGAGGCTTTCCGCTCGCGGTGGATCCTGGCTGAGATGACGGAGGCCTTGAGCATCTCTTGCTCGTGCTCGTCGGTGACGATCGCGAACCATTGGGCGCACTGCATGGCGTGCCAGTCGCAGACTCCGAGAGAGCGGCCCGCCAGTTTGGCGGTCAGTTCTATGCAGCCGGGGAGCTGGCAGAACTGGGTCCGAGCGATGTTGCGTTCACGGCGACGCTTGCGAGCGAACTTCGCGTTCCAGAAGGCGGTCCGCTCTTCAGGAGGAAGGCGGTCGAGGGCGGCGCGGAACTGTTCCTCTGCTCGTTCGCGCATCTCTCGCGCTTGAGCTTCTAGCTGCCACGGGTCGCTCTCGATTTCCACTGGCTCGTAGAACTCGGGGGCTCGGTTGTTCCGGCGGCTCACGCTTCGACCCTATGGGGGTGTGCCGACATTTCTGGCCGGTTTTGCACATGCCTAGGGCGACCTTCCCGAGGGAATAGGTCGCCCGTCTGCATCCAAGTGTGACACATCAGGCGGACCTCTGTCCCGTGGTCGGGCGTGTGGGTCGTTCGGCGTGTCTGATGACGTCGTCGATGGGGTAGAGCAATGCTCCTCCGGGCGCTTTGCCGACTGCTCGGATGGCGGGGACGTGGGTCCCGTGTGCGGGCCGGCTGGCCCATTTGCGGACGGTGGATGCGTTGATGCCTAGGGCGCCGAAGCCGCGGGCGGTTGCGAGGCCGAGCATTGCTGCTTGGTCCCAGGTGTAGGCGGGGAGGTTCACGCTGTCTCCTGTTGCTTCTGCCCGAGGACGAGTCCGAGTCGTCGGAGTTCGGTGACGTCGTAGCGAGTGCCGCATCGTGGGCAGTAGACGCCGCCTCCGTGGCTGGGGAGGATGGGTCCGCCGCAGGGTCCGTCGGTGTCGGCGTTGGGGTCGATGACTTCGCAGGTGGCGATGGGCTTGGGCGGGTAGTCGCCGATGGCGTCGCCGAGTTGGCGGTGGAGACTGCGGAGCTCGGTGTAGATGTCGGCGATGCCGTCGGAGAGGGCGAGTCGTTCGATGCCGCCGCGGATGTAGTCGGCTTCGTGGATGACGGTGGAGTCGATCTTCGGGTGGCTGCCGCGCATGGCTCGGAGTTCGTTGCCGATGGCGAGAAGCGTTCCGAGGGTGCCGCGGCGTTCTTCGGTGGGGACGAGTCCTTGCCACTTGCGTCCTCGTCGTTCGTCCAGGAGGTCGACGGCGTCGAGTCGGAGGGGGACGGGTGCGCTGGTTCGCTTGCTGTCGCGTTTGTCGGGGTCGGGGTCTCGGCTAGTTCCGGGCTCGAGGTAGGTGGGGACTTCTGCGTATCGGGCTGGGATTTCGGAGAGCCATCTGTCGAGGCGGTTGATGCAGCTGGCGCAGAGGTTGCCGGCGTGTGCGTGGGCGGGGTGGCGTCCGGTTTCGGTGATGCGGGTGCAGTTGTTGGCGCAGTAGCGGATGTCGTCACTCATCGTCGTCCTCCGGTCCGTGCAGCATCGTGTCCTTCGCCATCTCCAACATCCCGAGCGCCGTCACCAGCGGTGGGTCTCCCTCAAACTCGACGTGGACCAGCTCGGCCTCGTCGCCGGGTCGGTCAGTGAGCGTCAAGGTGACGATCACGCGGTGAAGTACCACGTCACTCATCCCTGCTCCTCCTGCCTGCCGGTGGTCCCGGCGTGGTCGGTGTCGTCGGTGACGGTCACGAGTCGCGGCGGACCCCAGGTGCCGTCGGCTTGGCGTTCGTAGACCCAGGCGGTGTCGCCGGGCTTCGGGTCGCTGCGGTGGATGACGCGGTAACGGGCCTGCTCGAAGACGCCAGGCGACGTCTCGATGAGCGGCTCCGGGGTCGGTCGGTAGGTGTGGTCGCTCATGCCTCGCTCCGTCCGGTCACGCCGTCAGCGCGGTTGCGGAGGATCTCGCGCACGACGTCTAGGCGCTCGATGCATCCCAGGCGCGTCATGGTCTGGTCGCCGCGGTGGTGCTGCTCGGCCTGCCACCGAATCTCGGTACACAGCTCGTCGACCGCACCGAGCATTGCGCGCCGTTCGCCCTCACGCGCCGCCTCCTGCCGCTCGGCCTCGCGGATGTGCTCAATGGCGTCCAGGGCCTCGCGTGCGATCTGGTCGCGGTGGACGGTCCCGAGGTCGCGCCCCTTGAGCCGCATCGCCGCGTCCTCGATCGCTTCACCGACGAGGCGCACCTCGACCTCCCGCGCCTGGGCGTCGTCCGCGCTCACCGGTCGGCCTCGTGGAGCGTGATTGCGAGCTCTCGGCCCCGCTTGCGGCCAAATGCGACTCGCAGGCCGGCCTGAATGAGTCGTGCGGCGATGTAGCGGCGGATTCGCCACGTCCGCGCCTCGACCTGCACGCCACGGTCCTCGGCGGCGGTCATCGGGTGCCGTCCAGGGCCTCGCGGACGTCGTCGACCTTGACCATCGAAGTCGTGACGATCGCGCCAAGGTCGCGACGTCGGTCTTCCTGGACGCGCTTGATCTTCGACCCCGGCGCGAGGAACACGCCCTCTCGGTCGAGCTCGGCCAGCGAGCGGACCGCGGCGACCTGGCGGCGCAGTTCGTCGAGCTCGGCACGCGGCACCCGCACCGTGTCCTCGTCATCCTCCGGGACCAGGCTGGCCACCTCCAGCAGTCGTGCAATGGTCCGGTCGAAACCGTCGGCGGTCATCGACGTGTGTCGACGGAGTGTGAGCACCAGGTCATTGAGTTCCGCCGAACCGGCCGGATTCGGCTCCGGGACCAGGCGGTGTCGACGCTTGAAGAACTCGCTCGCGACGAGGGCGACGTAGGTCTGACTGATGTCGGTGGTCGCGTCGTTGTCGACCGAGAAGTGCTCCATGACCTCGCGGCCGACCGCCTGCCACTTCTCGCGCTCGCCCTCCACCTGCGCCTCGCCCTCCACCTGCGCCTCGCTCGGCAGCGGGGCCGTGACGGGCTCGGGGCGGGGAGTCGTCTGCAGCGTGTCGATCGACTCGATCAAGTGCCGGAGCACGTGCGGCTCGATAGCGATGAACGGCTGGCCCGCCTTTTCCTCGAACCACCGACGAAGACGTGCGACGTCGACCAGATCACCTTCCGGCACCGCCACGGGAGCAGGCGTGGGGGCGGGCTGGGCGGTGGGGTCGGTGGTCATGCGTCCTCGCTCAGGTCGATGGTCAGCTTCGTGTTCTTGCCGCCGCGTGCGACAGAGTGGATCTCGGTGGTGCCGTCGTCGTAGACCGCGATCACGGTGGCGGCAACGACCTGATGAGGGCGGATCGTGAACGGCCCTGCGTGGAACGCCTCCGCGTTGGTGACCGTGATCGACTCGGCCGGGGTGGGGTCGGTGGTCATCGGGACTCCCTGCTTGCAGCCAGCACGTCGGCCTTGTGGTCGCGGTGCCATGCCTTGCGTGCGCGGCCAGAGGTCAGCGGCTTGCTGAGCACCCCGCACGAGCACTTCGCTCGCCCCTCGCCACTCGTGCCGCCGTAGAGCAGGCGAGTGCGGTTGCCGAGGGAGTCGTGCGCGGCTCCCTCGTAGAGCAGTTCGTGTCCTGCCAGTCGTGTGCTCATCGGTCATGCCTTCCTGTCGTGTCCAGCCGGGCGACGGACGTCGGGGCTGGGGGTGGTCGTGTCGCGCGAGTAGCGGCGACGTCGGTACGTGGGGTTGCCGAGCTGCCCGACGAGTCCGGCGCGGTCACTGCATCGCTCGCACTTGGCCTTCTCGCGGGCCAGGCAGTCGGGGCACATGCGGCCGGCGTCGACGTCGCAGGTGTGGAAGATCCAGGACTGCGTGAAGGCTCCGATGCCCTCGAGACGTCCGCCGGGGTGGATCTTGCGGGTTCGGATCGTCGGGCAGGTGGGGCAGGCGAGGGTCATCAGCTCGGGGTTCATCGGTACTCACCGCGCCCGATCTCGTCTCGAATGGCGTAGAGCTCGTCCATGTCGATGAGCCCATTCGCGTGCTTCGTGAGTGCCCTCGACCACGCCCGGAGTTGTTCGATGCGGGTCAGCAAGGCAAGCGCCACCATCGGCGTGAATGCCTGCTGGAACGCCTGCTCCTCGGGCCACGAGAACACGTAGTCGTCGCCGACCTTCGTGCCCAGCGCGGCCTGACACACGGCCTTGAGGTTTTCGAGTTCTTCGTCGGTCACGGGATGAGTCCTTCCGGTGCCTTCACGCCTCGACCTGATGCGTGTCGCGGCTGGTACTCGTGGTCCATGAGGCTGTCGACGACGTGCCGGTCAGCCGGGTAGCCACAGATGCCGCAGTCGTCGTGGCGTGCTCGTCGGATGCTTGAGCTGGTGTTGGTCTCGCGCCGGCCGAGAGTCGTCGCGTGCCACCAGGGGCCGTCCTCGAACACACGGGTCGGTTTGGCTGACTGCGGATCGAGGGCGAGGGCGACGAACGTGCGGGTCATGTCTTCGTAGGCGCGTGACCTGAGTCGGTCGTCGCCGAGGATGGTCATGAGCCCGGAGACGCCCCAGTCGGGTCGCAGGGCATTAATGGCTCCGGCGATGCGGGTGGCTTCCTGCTTGTTCATGAGCCCATCCCCATCGCGCTCGCGCGTGTACTTACTGATGGGAATGGGACCAAAGCAAGAAAGAAAGAACTCTGGATCTGGTTCTGGATCTGGTCCATGGTTCGTGTCCGGTGGGGTGTCCGGTTCTGGAACCGGTTCCGCTCCTGGTTCTGTCCGCGGTTCTTCACTGGTCCGGCACCGCCCTCAGGCCGCGCTTGTTGCGCGCGATCCAGTCGGCCTTGTTCTTGGCCTTTCTCGCTCTCTCTGACTCCCACCACTCGCGGCTCTTGTTCCACTGGAGGTAGTCGTGGATGACGAAGACGTCCGCCGTGCCCGGAGGGCAGTGCTCGGTGTCGCAACCCTGTCCGCCCTCGTGCCATAGGCCGCCACGAAGAAGTTCTTTGAGCTGGAGGGGCTTGTATCCGGGCTTGAGTCTGTCGACGCGGCCCCGCGGCACCGTGCCGTCACTCAGGTTCTTCGCGGCGTAATGCATCCCCGCCACGTGCAGGCGGAATGCTCCGTCGCTCAGAGCATCGACCTTCGGGTGCTCAGGGAAGCCGTCGTCCGTGTTGAGGTACGGCATTCAAGCCACCTCCCGCTCTCGCTTTTCCGCCTTCTCGATCGCAGCGGCGGTGACTCCGAGCCGACGTCGCGCAACGCTCGGTGACTCGCCGGCGTCCATCAGGAACCGGTACTCGTCGAGCGTTCGGACGCGCCCGGTCGGCTGGGCAGGGCGCTCGTCTCGGTCGATGTCATCCCAAGCGAGCGGTGGGATGCACCCACGCTTCGCCGCGATCCGCTTGCGACGCTCAACCAGCCGATCGGTGGGTGGGTTCATGCACATCCGCTCGTAGGCTTCGGCGAGCTTCTGGTGGGTGCTTCGGTAGATGAGGCGCCTCCGGCACGCGGCGGGGATGTTGCGGACATCCATGCCGATGGCGTCGCCGATGTCGTTCATGGACCACCCGATGGCCCGGAGTGCTTCCACGCGACGCCGGAAGCCGACAGATGGCAGCGTGCGGGGTCGTCCGAGCATCTGGTCGTACTCGCGCCACCGCTGGTAGTGGGCGGCTGCGGTCCGGCAGCACTGATCGCGGCATCCCGCCTTGTAGCCGGCGAGGGTGCCGTGGCGCTCATCGTTCTCGCTCATGACGGCTTCACCTCCCGACCGGGCCGCTCCTGTGTCTTGACGACGAACGCGGGATTCAGTCCGTACTGAATGAGGTCGATGTCGGTCGGCTCAGCGAACGCGGTCGGCGCGGTCGAGTGACGCGCATAGTCGGCGTTGGCTTCGGCCTTGTTCCGGTGCCACTGCGACGTCCAGCGGCAGGGTGAGCAGGTGACGCGGAATCGTCTGCCCTGGCCGTGGAGGAAGCGGTCCTCGAGGTGCGCGAAGTGGGTGTCAGGCATCGACGATCTCTCCGTCAATCGCCTCTTCCTCGGCCGGCTCCTGGGCCTCGGCTCGCATGGAGCGGTAGAGGTCCGCGCCGCCGCGCTCGTCGGACTCGATCGCGCGGGAGACCTCGGCGGATTTGGGGAGCAGCTTGAGCAGCTGCCGCAGGGCGGTCTTGCGCTCCATCCAGTGCATCGGGTCAGCGACGCCTTGCGTGCCGACCTTGCCGCCGCGGAGCCTCTTCACCTCGTCGGCGGTGAGGACGACGAAGGGGGTCGCGCCGTTGGTGAGCCGCGCTACGGCGTAGTAGTGAGTGACCTTGCCGCGGTCGCCAGTCGCGGGCTCGTGCTCGAGCACCGGGTCCAGGCCGAGCCGCCAGGTGAAGCGGTCGTGCTCGTGGACGGCCTGCGTGTCGAGGTGCTGCGCGAGCGGTGACTGCCAGTAGAGCTTGGTGAGCCCCTGGTAGCCGATGACCAGGGTGCACTCCTTGCCGTAGGGGATGAGGTACGCCTCGCCGGCGGGGGTGTTGGGCTCGAGGCCGAGGGTCGCGGCGGTGAGGATCGCGCCGATGAACGACTCGGGCTTGCACTGCGCGAGTGCGCGGTTCTGACGCAGGGCGGTGACGGCGAGTCTGGCGATGCGGTCGCCGCTCATGTGCCGCGGGAGTGCGCGCTGGATCTGCGGTCCCATGTCGTTGACGAGCGACACGAGGGACTTGGACTGGGTGGCGGTCTGGGCGACCTGGGCGACGGCGTTGCTCATGATGCGATGCGCTCCTCGTGGGCTCGGGTGATGTAGGTCGGGAGGGTGAGGGTTTGGACGCCGGAGCCGTAGTCGGGCCAGGTGTCGGTGGCGATGCACTCGGCGTAGATGTCGAGGGCGCGGGCGTTGAGGCGGTGGCCGAGGTCGATCGCGTAGTCGTCGAGTTGGAAGACCTGCGTGATGTACGGGGCCTCCTTTTCCTGGACGATGAAGACGAAGGACGGCGCGTCGGTGAGTCCGAGTGCGACGGCGCACTCGGCGTACCAGGCGGCCTGCTGGTGGTAGCCGAAGTCGCCGGCGGCCTTCGCGAACGCGCCCGGCTTGGCGGAGGCGGCCGTCTTGTAGTCCGCGACGATGAACGGCTCTCCGTCGGGCAGGCGGTCGAAGCGGGCGCGTCGCCAGATGTCGGTGCGGTGGTCGATCCAGAACGCGGACTGCTCGGACTTGCCCGGCAGGGCAAGTAGCTCGGCGGCCTCGGCGTTCTTGGTGATCGCGTCGGCCATGTCCTCGCAGGTCCGCATGTCCTTGGACAGCAGCGCGATGGCGCCGCGGGCTCGTGCGGCCTCTCGCGCCTCAGTGGCTGCCTTGGTCCGCCAGTCCTTCGCGTCGACCTCGACGATCTCCACGGTGTCGTCGTCGAGGACGAGCGCGTGGGCGACGGAGCCGAGGTCGAAGCGGTCGGAGTAGGTGGCGTGGGTGCGCTGCCAGGCGTACTTGCTGGGCGCCTCGAGGAGCACCTTCGCGCCGCTGACGGATAGCGAGCCACCGGGCACGGGGTCGGCGTGGTACTTGTCGTTCGGGATGTCCGGGTAGATGCCCGGCTCGGTGATGACGGTCATCCCTGCCTCCCCGCCATGAAGCCGGCGATGAACTCGCGGCGGCGCATCTGACTGCCGGCGCGACGACGGTTGAGGTGGTTGGTCCGCATGTAGTCGTCGCGGCACTTGAGCCAAGCAGTCTGAGCGTCCTCCAGATCCGCGGTCTTGTAGTTGCTCATGACGCCTCCTCGGGCGTGAGAGTGATGGTCAGGTGGATGCGCCCCTTGTCGCCCTCGACGTGGGACGACGTGAGCTCGGAGAGGATGTGGTCGTCGTCGTCGTGGCAGAGCACCTTGGCGTCGACCAGGCCGTCAAGAAGCGCTTTTACGGTCGGCGCAGAGTTGCTTCTGTCGCGCTTCTTGTGGTCCGGCCATCCCAGTTCGACCGTCATGTGGCACGGCGTGGGCACCCGGTCGTGCGTCGATCCGACGGCGCGACCAAGGAGTCGCAGCTGCTGCGTCTTCTCGGCCTTCTTGCGCCAGTGCAGACGGTCGTTCTGCGACAGGTAGAGCGCCTGCGGAATCTCGAAGTGCAGGGAGGTCATGCGCCCTCCCGCGGCTGATGGCAGAAGAAGGACGGCGAGTTGCAGACCGGGCAGTGCTTGCGGCTGACTGGATGGGTCAGTCCGCACGTGTCACAGCGGTCGATCAGGATGCCGGTGGGAGTCGTGGTCATCAGTCCCACTCCCCACGTCGCCCACGGTCGTGAGCCTCGTCAGCCAGCCGCTCGTCCTTGCACGAGCCGCACAGGGCATCCCACGCGTGCTGGACTTCCTCGTCGCAGTCGTCGCAGGTCGGGAAGCTGCCCCACTGCTCGGGCTCCCGCTCCTGCACGGGCCACAGCGGCTTGAGCGGGGCGGACTCGCCCTCGTACTCATAGGGCGCGGGTCGGTCGTCGGTCTCGGGCTGTCTCCACTGAGCAGCGCGCCACTCGTCGGCCTCGTCGTAGGCGTAGTGGGCGGTCATGCGGCGGCCTCCTGTCTCCAGGTGGCATCCGCGACGATTAGCCGACCGATGTGCTCGGCGACGGCGGGGACGACAGCGTTCCCGAGGGCATGGAGTCGCTGTGACTGGCGGGGAACCCCATGAGCCAGTCGCACCACTCGGGGTTCACGTTCAAGCCAGGACTGCGCTGCCCGCCGTCTCGCAGGTGCATCCAGGCCAGATAGTCCTCGAGCTGCGATCGGTGATTCCCCGACTCCGCTCGAACCCATGCCACTCCGTGCCCGCCGATCGACGCCCGCGGGGTAGGCCAGAAGGTAGAGCCGTTCACGGCCGTGCGGCGCGCCGAAGTCGGACGCTCGTAGAGTCGACCACTCCGCATCGAACCCGAGGGCGTGAAGGTCGGCCAGCACGGTTCCGAAAGCTCGGGCATCTCGAACGAGAGCTGAGACGTTCTCCACGAGCACGTAGTCGGGTCGTACTGCGCGAATGACGTCGGCCATCCACGGCCAGCCCCATCGCTCGTCGGCCGTGCCGAGCATCTTCCCAGCGAGACTGAACGGCTGGCAGGGGAAGCCGCCGCAGACGACATGGACGTCGGGGCGAGACTCGCTTCCCCACCACTTCGGGGCGGTACGAACGTCGTCATGGCGGGGAACCTCCGGCCAGTGTCGGGCCAGCACGGACTGGCAGTAAGTGTCAAGCTCGACCTGGCCTACGGTCGTCATACCGGCCAGCTCGAGACCGAGCTCAATGCCGCCGATGCCGGCGAACAGGGAGAGGACGTTGAGGGTTGTCATGCGTTCCCCCCAGCGTGCTTGGAGGCGTTGTGCTCAGCGGCGGCTTCGCACGCGCCATGCTCGTCATTCGTGACGGCGATGACGTAGCGGCAGAACTTTGCGCTGCAATAGACGCGATAGATCACTTCGACGGAGGCGGTCATGAGATGTCCTCCGCCCCACAAGACGTGCAGCGGACAACGGACCAGCCGCTCAGGCTCTTGTGGACGTACTGCCAGTCGTGGATGTGCGGGCTCTTGCGCTTGAACCAGAGGCTCCACATCACGCATCACCCTGCCGATGCGGGTAGCCCGACTCGTCCACGATTTTCTTGGCGACGTTGATCGCGGCCAGGACGACATCCATCTCGCTCTTGGCGTGCGGTCGCTGCTCGACGGACATGTCCTGCACGGACCGAAGGAGTGCGAGGACTCTCTCCGTGAACATCGGATCGACCATCGCGATATAGCGGGCGTCGGCGACGTAGTTCGGATTGCCAGGCTTCGCTGTCTCGACCACGTAGCGGCGGGGTCCGTCGGACCAGACGCCTGAGTTAGTTCCGTGCTTCGGGCCGTGGTCGTCGAAGGCTTCCTGCCACGGGCCAGGTGTGGCCGCTCCGGCAAGTCGACCGAGGACTCGGCAGGCCAGGTCGATGTGGTGCCAAGCGGGACGCTCCTGGCCCGGCTCCCAATTGGCGGCATCGAACGTCGCGTCGGCGGGAATCTCGTGGTAGTTCGCAGCCCACGACTTTCCAAGGTGCCTGCCCGCCAACTCCTCGAGGGTCTGTGCTCTGGCCCGCTCGCCGAAAAGCGAATCGGTGAGCCTGTCTGGGGCGATCTCCGACTGGGCCATAATCTCGGCGACCTTGCCTTCGTATCGCGCAGCAAGCTCTTCACGCGAGATGTTCGAGGCCGACTGGCGGTGGCCCTCGATGCTGGTGACCGTGCCCATGACGATGCGGTCGCGCTTGGCGCGGGCCAGGATGCTTCGGAATGGTTCGGGAATGGTCACCACAGCAGCTCTCCTTCATCTGAAAACCACATCGGGTCGGAGCGCAAGAACGTGTGAGTCCAGACGCGCTCCTTGCCGCTGCGGGACATGTAGCGGACTTCGTATGAGGCGCCGTCGATCTGCATCGGCGGGCCAGTCGCGTCGATGCGCGTGGCGCTGACGGTCTCGCCCCTCATCTCGCAGTGAGTCGTGAACGCTTCGATCACGTCATCGATGCGGCCGGGATGTGCATAGACGCGCATGTCGGACAGCCCGGCGAGCTGTCGGATGTGGACCGTCATCGGCGGATCGATTGGTTTGCGCTGGTCACTGGAACTCACCACCACGCCCGCCCCCTCATGCACCGCGCAACGACAGCGAACGTGACGGCGACGGTGACGGTGCAGGCGGCGAGGTAGGTGAGGAGCGTGGGGGTCAGCCACGAGAAGTCGGCACTCATGCCGCGCTCACCTGCTCCCAGTCCCGCAGCAGCCACCCGAACGACGCAGCCACGAAGGCTTCGGCGTTGAGGGTGGGGTCGTCGGCCAGATCGATGCGCGCGTCCCAGAGGGTTGCGTCGAGGTGGGCGTTCTCGGTCAGAAGGCGCAGGTAGATGGGTTCACGCATCCCGCCCACCCCGCTTCGAGTCCAGGTCGATCACGTCGGCCAGACGCTCGTCGAAGGCATCCACGGACGACTGCGGGGATGGGCCGGGGAAACGACCCAGGCGGCGGTCGGAGCTCGCACGCATGGACGACGGCGCCTTGGCACGCAGCTCGGCCTTGAGTGCAGCCGTCTCGACCTCGCGGCGGTGGGCCTGGACGTCGGTCAGGTCGCGGAGGGTGGAGAAGTCGAAGGTCATCGCCGACCACCGGCCCGGACCGCATCCCACTTCTCGCGAAGCTCGATGACCCACTGACGACGCTTGACGGACTTGGCCCGTCGCTTCTGAGAGGACATTTGTCGTACCCTTCTGTTGGAGTTACTTCCAGACCGGCCCCGCGCTAGCCCGCTTGGGGCCGGTCTTCTTTGGTGTTGTGGGTCTTGCAGCCGCGCTCACCCCTGCGAGCGCGGACGGGTCTATGCCGCTCGCCAGTTCGCGATCGGGTGTCCGTGAGTTGCCGGGTCGGTCGAGGGCACGTAGCCGACGCGGACGATGCGCTTGGCTCGAGCCGCCGCCTGGACGCGGGCGCCGATGACGTTCTTGGCCTTGACCGACGCAAGTGCCGGCCGCAGATCGTTGAGGCTGAACTCGCCACCACGTCGGATGCGCTCGGCCAACACGCGGTCGACCAGGGCTGCGTCGTCCGGGTGAGCCTCGACCGTCGCCGCCATGCCTTCGTCGCGGCGCTGACGGGCGAGGTACAGACCGAGCGGGCCGGAGTCGGTGCAGCCGGTCACCGCGTCGCCGGCAATGCTGCGGTGACCCTGCACCTCGGGATCGAAGCCGCAGGACTTACAACGGCGATCGAGGTCGGTGCCGATGGGGGCGGTCATGCGTTGGTTCGGTTCTTGAACATGCTGTTCAGCACCTCGCGCAGCTCGGCCGCGCCCGGCGGGACATAGGTCTCGAAGGGGTGCAGGCCGTCCTTGTGGAGGTTGTGCTCGACAATGAACTCAAGCGAGCGCCGCCTCTCCCACTCGCGATCACGGACGAACGGCTCCGGCATCGTGAACCGTTCCGGGGGCGTCCGCATGTAGCTGCCCTGGTAGCGACGCATGATCGCCTCGTGATTGAGGCGTCCGATGTCATCGGAGCCGCCGTACAGCACGAAGTACTCGTCGCGCATGATCTGCCAGCCCTTGTTCCCCTGCTTGTTGAACATGGGGTGCTCAGCCCTGATTGCGTCCCGCTCGGCGTCGCGGGCGTCCGAGCGTGAGCCGTGGGTCTCGACGTAGTAGGACGCCATGAGGCCGGCCATGAGGTGCGACGCCTGAACCTGTGAGTTGTAGACGTCGACGTGCTGGTGCATGCGAGTTGACGCATCGCGACCCATGCCCACGTAGAGCAGTCGGTCCTCGGCGTCGTACACGCGGTACATCTCGTGGGCAATGCCGTTATAGGTGCTGTCGGAACGCTGGCTCATCGGTCGCCCTCCATCCACGCGTCGAGCGCATCAACGTGCATCCGCCAGTGCCCGCGCTGCTTGCGCTGCGAGCCCTTGAGCGTGCCGTCGCGGAGGGCGTCAAGGATCGTGCGCTCGCCGTAGCCGGTGTACTCGACGGCGGACTGCACGGTGTGCCAAATGCGTCTATCGAGGTCGACGGTCATACGAGAGCACCACTTCCACGCGAGGGAGTTGCAACACTGGACCTGCGATCGGATCGGTGCTCGTCGAAGTAGTCCTCCAGGTCGACCTCGAGCCACCGGCTGATCTTCTCGGCGATCTTCTCGGACACGTCGCGATCGTCGCCCTGCTCCAGCAGCGAGATGTACTGCTGAGTACAGCCGGCGAGGGCAGCCAGCTGGACCTGGCTGAGGTTGCGGTCCTTGCGCCGGCGTCGCAGGCGCTCGGGGTTCTTGACGTACATCCAGACCTCGAATCGCGATCGGTTCTTCCTGCTACTCATCATGCCCTTCTGCTCGGACGAATACAACCATCACGCGAGAGAGTAGCAATCAGTTGTGACTTGTACAAGTAGGCATTGCGTCCACCTTTGCCTGGAATCGCAGGAGGGTGCAGACTTCTCGGCGGCAATGACTTGTGCTTACACCGGTGTAAGTCGTTGTACAAACCTTCCAACTCGCCCCGAGAGTGATCGCCATGACCGATCTGGCCGACCTGCTGACGCGGGGACTCGCTGAGCGCAGCAAGAAGCGCGGAGAAATCCTGACGCCTCATGCTGCGTGGCAGGAGTTCGCGCACGTCGACGGCCAGCCGATCGTCAGCTACGAGCTCATTCGGCGCGTCCTCAATGAAGGCCACACCAACATCGGCGACCGGGCGGCTGACGCCATCGCTTTGATGTCGGGAAAGCCCGTCGAGGACGTGCTCGAAGCCGCCGGCAAGAGGCCGCGGCTCAAACCGTTCAAACTCCCGAGCCGAGCCGACAGACTCAGCAAGGAAGAGCGGCGCGTAGTGCTCGGAGTTGTCAATGCAATCCTCGACGCGCACGAGAAAGAAGGTCCAGGCAGTGGCACGCCAGCTCAGAAGACATTGACGGCGGAGGACGTTCCGCCGAGCCCGTTCAATCCGGCCGACGCTCCGGTCTTCCGCGAGGAAGACACGGAGCAGCCCAATCAGTGATCTAGGTCGGCCATCGCGTCAAGCATGGCGCTGACTCTCTCGTCCTGGTTCATGGCGACGTCCATCAAGAGGATCCGTTCCCCGCAGATGGTCACGATCGCCGCCGAGTATCCAAGATTCTCAACGTCGAAGACCCGCATTCCTTGAGGTCCAATCTCCGCCCGCGCTTTGTGCGACACGCCGACACGCGGGAGGTCGGCGTCGTGAACAAGGTTCTCTGATACAAGCAGGCGCGTCTGACACTCTCTGTCATGGGGCAGCGATACCGTTGGTGCATGGCATGGGCCGAGAAGCTGCCGAGTGGGAAGTACCGCGGGCTCTACAGGGACGCCCGGAATCGGCGCCGCAGCGCGGGCACATTCACGCACAAGGCGGAGGCCAAGCGCGAAGCCGCAGCAGCAGAGGCAAAGGCGCGTCGACTCGAGTGGCGCGACCCCGCCGCGTCCAAGAAGACCTGGGGAGCCTGGTGTGAGTCGTGGTGGCCGTCGCGAGATGTCGAAAAGGCCACGCTGGCAACAGACAAGGGGCGTCGCGACACCCATGTCATGCCGAAATGGCGTGACTGGCCGCTGGGCGCGATAACCCGCCACGAAGTGAAGGTGTGGCGCGGCGAGATGCGCGACGCCGGCGTCTCGAACTCGACGATCAATCGAGCGGTCGCCCTTCTGAGCGTCTCGCTGACTGCGGCAGTCGACGCGGAGGTTATCGAAATCAACCCGCTGACCGGCATGAAGAAGTTGCCCGAGCCGCCGCCTAAGCATCAGCGGCTGAGCCCCGAAGGTTACGACGCACTACTCGAGCAACTGCCGACACCGAGGGACCAGCTCATCGTCAAGATGCTTGCCTCGACCGGCCTGCGCTGGGGCGAGCTCGCTGGACTTCATCGCGCGCGCGTCAACTTCGAAACGGGAATGCTGACGGTCGCTGAGACCTTCTCGGAGCGCGTGGGTGTGATGATGCCCTACCCCAAGGGCAAGAGATTGCGGGTCGTGCCAGTGCCCGACTGGCTCCTCGAGACTCTCCGAGACCTGCCCCATGAGGGCCAGACCTGCGGGCTGGAACACTCCGTCGGCACCTGCCCAGGCCCCCTGCTAGTGACAACCAAGCGCGGCAGTGTCCTGCGGAACACGAACTGGGCGCCCGTCTGGCGCAAGGCTGTCGAGGATGCTGGGGTTGGGCCACTTCGCATCCATGACCTCCGCGGCTCGGTGGCGTCCTGGTGGCTCACGGGGGGCAACGATCTGGCAGAGGTGCGCGACTTGCTTGGGCATAGGGATGCCAGGACGACAGACCGGTACGCTGGCCTTGACGGCGTGAACAGCGCCAGGGTGACAGCAGCAGTGCCGAGGCCGCGTGGGGCATAG